AATGGAAAGACTGGCAACGGCATCCGACGTAACGTTGCTCAAATCGTCTTCAACGAAAACGAACCAACGTTTGAGTTCATTCGACCTGAAGACGCAAAGACGTATGATCCATACAAAGTTGTAATTGAATAATCTCAATGTCGCATGGCAAAAAGTGAAACGGATAATTCCGAAGCCGCCCCCATGATCGGTTCGCCGGTGATGGGGGCTTTTTTTGTGTACGAATTTCCTAAAGTCCTCTCCGGCTGGTGGACTCCCCCTCTTTCAATCTAAAATAGAGCGTTTAAACGGGTCTATCTCGTTAAAGTTCTGTTAAGATGACCCAATACTACCCAATGATGCTCAAGTGAGAGTGAGCATGGTTTAACGGAATAGTGTCATTGGTATAGTATTGGATCTTGGAACGGGATTACCAGCCGGAGAGAAAAAGAGGATCACGTGAACATAAGCACGTTTCCATTATCAGCATGCTTGAGAGGTGGTCTCTGAGGCCGTATAGGACCTGAAACAAGCCCCGGAGAGAGATTGAACCTTACCCAATCGGGAATAGCACCCTTGGCCACGTCATCACCGCCAAAAGCGGTATCGAAAGACTGCATAGATCGCGCCGTCTTAATGAACGTGCGAAGGTTGGCAGTGTCGGTCATGGCCTCGGTCTCATTCGGCGTATATGGAAGGAAAAAATCAGCGATGGCGTTTCCTCGTAGCATGCGTTCGGATCTAATGCCTCCATACTTCCACATCGGGAACACTTGCCCGACGTTGCGTGATGGCTCAATGGTCCGACCTTGATTCATAAGAGTAATTCCTTGAGCAACAGAACGCTCACGCATGACCCCAAGGCCGTACGAAGTAGTGGAAGCCTTTTTTGAATCCACTGCCATGTAGAATGAAAGCGCCAATCCGTCAACGGGTGTCGTTGCATCTTGTCCATGAATCAACGCAGTGACATAAATGTATGGAGTATAGAAGGAGAATGTCGGACCAGCACCCACACTTTCGTTTGGAAATTGACGTGCGGTAGCAAATTGGTTTAGAGGTGCTTCATATGGGCCAATTATTGACTTGAAAAGCACTGTTTCAGACCCGGCCATTGGCCCTCTTGATCCATATGCAAGCGGCGTGCTAAACTTCATGTCGGAATAAATCACCGGGTAGGGTGTTACTATCAATTCGATAAACAGAGGCGTAGCGCCTTGATAATCCGGTAATGCGTCTTGGAAAAAATCAACGGCTAAGACTTGGTGTCGCATGTTTGAAGGAAGCGTGATTTGCTTTTGCACAATTCCAAGACCGTTACCGTCAAGCGTTACCCTTGGCTGTTCCAAGGTTTCACGGATCTCAAGAAGGGTCATTTCTTACCCCCCTTTTTCTTATTGGCTTTACGATAGGCAACGCCCATCGCTTTAAGATTCAATAAGCCCTTTCGCTTACCCGATTTGAAGCGTATTTGATTGGCCTTTTTAGACGTGTAAATGTTCCACTTGGAACGCTTACGTGGCTTCTTTTCAAAGGAAGCCATAGCCGCCTCCGACGGAAGATCCAATTCGCCCATAGCGCTTTGAGCATCGGTTGGTTGGACTTGGTTCAAAACCTCGCCCTCTTTGATGTATATTTGGAATACGGGTTCAATGCCACCAAGGAGATACATTTGGTATGCCGGTATAGCAACCATATCCATTGGGAAGACTATTTCACGGTCACCCAAAATAAAGCCACCAATAGCGCCAAGTGCACCACCAACAGCCGAACCACCCAACGGGACAATGCTTCCAGCCGTAGCGCCGTATTTAGCAAACCTACGAGCATTGGCGACACGTTCGACAACCTCTTGTGGATCTTTCAAATTGATACGACGAGAGACGTATTCGCCCTCTCTATTTTTCGGCAACTAAAGCACCTCAAAGGTCTTGTTGTTGGGTCAACATTTCGGTCATATCGGCCTCGGTCAATTTAACAGGTTCACCGATGATCATAATATCAACCTCAAGTGTCACGCTTGAATACGTATTGCAGTCATTAGCGGCAACACCAATAAGGAGATCAGAGACGACGTTATACCCTTCAGGATGAAGGTCGGGTGTGCCAAATAAGACCCACTGATTAGCGAAGTTTTCACCAGTAGCGCCGGGGTTATCTCGGACTGTTGAAAGTTCAAAGACACTGATCACGTCGGGAGATGCAATACCCACGTCTTGAGCGTTTTCGTACGCGGTCGTAGTTGCGAATAGTTTGAGAGACGAAAAGGCTTCACCTCCAGTAGAAAGAAGGGGGTTCAACGTTCCGGTAACAGTGCTTGAAGGATCACGTAGCATGAAGCGAACTTCCTTGATCGAAAAGCCCTCACGCTTTGTAACGTTCACGAAAGCGGACATATCCACTCGCCCATAGACAAGTGCGACATCACCGTTCGCATCGGTATCAAATTGTAGTCGGTCACGTAAAATCAAGTCTCTTGAGCCTTTAGCCATGATTACCGGATTAGGTGCATGTATAATAAGATTATTACCGGAAAGTGGAAAAAATAATTCCTGCAGGAAAATAATAACAAAACTTGTAATTTTATTAAACTGCAAAATTAGCCTAAAATCGCACAAAACCGACGCCTGGCAAATGCAGCTTGAGCAAATTTCCTATCCCCGCTTTCCGGTAATTCAAAAATTGAGATTGATTTATGTCGTATGCGACGTTGGGGTGTAATCAGCGGGAACGCCAATACGGAGAGAAACGCCACCCAATGATGACCGATTAGGACCGGTCGGAGGGTGGATGATCTCCGGTTGATGACCTGCGAAGGAATAGTGAAAATATGGAAATAATAACCTGTATAGCGATAACGATAATGGCCCTATGTGGTGCTACAAAAAAGAACAAGCCAGTGTTCGGACAAATGACTTTGACCGGCCAACAGGCGCTTGACTGGGTCAAGGATGGAGTGCGAGTCACTGCGTCTAAAATCCAAATGGGCAGTCCGGCTTTGTTTGACGAATGGAACATCCCCGAATGGGGTTTGACGAAAGATGTAATTGCGATCATCTTTCCAACGGACAAGTTTCAAAATCCGTTTTTGGTAACTCAAAAATCGATCTTGAAGATCCTTGAAGCACAATGTTGTGAATGGGAAGAAGCCGGGGCAACGTGCGACGTTGGAACTGGTAATGGAAAGACTGGCAACGGCATCCGACGTAACGTTGCTCAAATCGTCTTCAACGAAAACGAACCAACGTTTGAGTTCATTCGACCTGAAGACGCAAAGACGTATGATCCATACAAAGTTGTAATTGAATAATCTCAATGTCGC